TCTTTAAAATTAAAAAAGATTTGCAATCTGGACTCTTCCAAGATCGCTATCAGACTGAAGTATGGGGTAGCATTTTGGTCTTTAAAAGTTTCAAAGAAGCCGAAAAAGCCTATCGCAAAATGGATGGCAAAACAAGAGAACAGAATGAAAAAGATTATCAAGCAATAGCAGAAGCAAAAGCAAAAGCAAAAAAAGGAGACATAAAGTCAGTATTTGCATTGTCAGACTACGGGGTTATTTGAAAAATATTTTCTAAACCCCTTGACATACAAACATATCCCCTGCAATGGGGATATAGGGAAACAAACGCAAAGGAGTTAAACAGATGAACGGGTTAAACACATTAAAGGAATTTGCTCAAAAATTCAAAAATGTCACTATTGGTTCTCACGAACACGAACAACTATATGTTAAAGCAGAAAAAAGTCTTAAAAAGCTAAAATCTACTGAATTAGTAGCACTTGCAAGTGCTATAGGACTAACTACTTCAACCATTAACGAGAAGCCGTTAAGTTACACCAAAGATCAATGGATTGATCTACTGTTACAGTATTCTCATCTATCATTTATCATTAAATGACAATGCAATGTCCTAAATGTCAATCACAGAGAATCTCTAAAAAAGGGTTCTCTGTGTCAGGAAAGCAGCGTTATCGCTGTAAAGACTGCAATTACCACTTTACTGGTAATCCAGCAGGAAAACCCTCCCACCCTGATTCAATGACTAACGCCGAAAGATGTCGTCGTTATCGGTTGAAAAAAACAAAAACCCCTTGACACGAAAACATATACCTGTTATATTGGGTATATACCAAAACACACAAAGAGGTTACTACGATGACCGACCAAGAGCGAATCGCATACCATGAGCTATTTTGCGTCCAGTGCCAGCTAATTGACTTAAGAAAAGCGGGACATATCGAAGAATGTTCATTAGTCTATGAGTATTTGCTCGACAAGCGGGCAAAGCTAGATAAACAGCTTGCCGATCTAGATAAACAGTTTCTAGATAAACAGTTTGTTAACAGTTAATAAAGTGATAGTTTAGTTATCAGTTATTGATTATCATCATCAACTATTTAGGACTAACAAAATGAGTGATGCAGATTTTATTCGAGAAGTTGAAGAACTATACCTGCGTCTTGCTAATGCAGATACAGATGATCTGGTTGAGTTAGCTAAACTTGCGGGTTTAGAACACAAAACATTTAGGAGTAAGGAGTTCACGATGACCGAAAAACTACCCAATCAAATCGCATTAGAAATGGTAAGCTTACCAGCAGGTGAGTTTCTCATGGGATCTCCTGATAGTGATCCCGATGCTAGTGATGATGAAAATCCTCAACACCAAGTTAAAGTCAACAGTTTTAAGATTGGAAAATATCCCATTACTCAGGCACAATATGAAGCGGTAATGGAAACCAATCCTTCTTACTTCAAAAATAATCCCCAAAATCCCGTAGAAAAGGTTAGTTGGGACGATGCTCAAGCCTTTTGTCAGAAATTGAGTCAAATAACCGGGAAAACCTATCGCCTACCCACAGAAGCGGAATGGGAATATGCTTGTCGTGCGGGGACAACCACTCGCTATTATTTTGGTGATGATGTCAATCAGTTAGGAGATTATGCTTGGTATGACGGAAATTCTAATAACACAACTCATCCCGTAGGACAGAAAAAGCCCAATGGTTGGGGACTATATGACATGAATGGTAATGTTTGGGAGTGGTGCAAAGATAGTTGTCTGCGGGGTGGTTCCTGGTACAACTATCCGATTTACTGCCGTTCCGCTTACCGCTGCTACGAAGACCGTCGCGACTACCGCTACTACGATAATGGTTTTCGGGTAGTCTGCGACAATTAGCCGAGTAATTTTAGTTATCAGTTATCAGTTATTAACCACAAATCAACAGAGGTAATTATGTTTCAATTAATCTTTGCAGAAGAAGATAAAGATGGCAATCCTAAAAACCAAACTTTTACTACCGGGGCCATTATATACAACAAAGAAGGAATACCTCAACAGTATTTTTCCAATATAAATACAGAAGAAGATGTTACCAAAATTTTTGAGTATTACAATCAACGAGACAAGTTATTGTATTTTGAAGCTATGTGTTTGGAGACTGGTCAAGTTATTAAACTAAAGTAGTGAATCAACGGGAGTAATTATGCTATCATTTCAAGAGTTTCAAGAACAAGTTCTAAACGTTTTTAGTCCAAGTGAAAGAGAGTGTAAGTTTTGGAAGAGTTACTCAGATTTCTCGGCAAATATTAATTATCATGGCGTAGAATGGGTATTTTTTCAGATAAAATACATAATAGACGAGAAAGACTGCAATTGCGGGCAGTGGTTTATTCAAAAAACTTACACGCAAGACTGTAAGACTTTTTCGGATTCCTTAACTCAAGGCATAGGAACTATTGATAAACAAACCACAAAACGTATTAACGGTGAGTTACAACTTTTCTCAAAATTCAAAAAGGATGGAGAAACGTTAAATTTAAAGGATTGTTTGAGTCTTTAATGATAAATTAATATCTCACCACGAGACATAAGAGTCGACTATCCAATTACGGATAGTCTAAAGTTGTTATAATAGCTGTAAGGATAACTTGCAGCTATTTTTTAATGATTAACTGGAATCTAGGAAAAGACTTAGCTACTGAAGCTTTTGGGGAAATGGTGTCCGAGTTTGCCCAAGAAATTAACTTTCAGATAGAAGATAGTAAATGGAACTGGCCACGGGAAACCGTGCGTCAAAACGGTAGTGTAGTTGGCTCACCCCGGGACATTGTGGACACAGGTGAGCTAAAAAATAGCCAATTTATTGAAGATGTATCCGATGTTTATAAAGTAATCGGTTACACGGCTGATCATGCCGCTCTTGTCCATGAAGGGTATCAAATAGAGCGTAACGATGGGACGGTGACAGATGTTCCTGCCCGCCCATTTATCGACACGGCTATAGAAGACTATAATCCAATTGAGGCTTATAGTGAAATCTTAAAGGAAAAATTAAATGAGTGAATCAGAATTAAGAGATATTTTATTAGGTATTAGAAACAATTTAAAGATACTTATCGGTACTGACTTAGGTAAATACGAAATAACAAGCCCTACAGGGCAAAATTTAAAAGAAATTGATGCTATTTGGGTAGAGCCTCCTGAATTACCCCCTAACTATAAAGTAAAACCTAATAGCGGCATCGAAGCGATTATTCAAAGAGAGCCTAATCCTTATCACGAAAATTTACTAGGATATACCGTAGGCATAAATAACTATTGCATTACCTTGAAACAGTACAATCTAGAGAAATCCTTAACACCGGTGATCGAGAGACTTAAATCATCTCGCTACTGGAATTTTCTAGATCAGCCGCGCCTAACCCCCTATACCAAAACTTCTGAGGGGATTATCAGACCAAAAGTGACCTTTAAAATCACTACTGCTAGGCTTTTAGGCTTCTAGAGTACACATTTACTAATCTTTTATAGTACAATGTAACTAGAAAAGTTTAGTCAGTGATCAGAAATGTCCAATCAGATTTTAGAGTTGAACCGGAGTGACAACCTCACCCCTAGCCGTGATACGCAATTTTTTATCTCTGGTGTTTACGGATTTGGAGAGGAACCTCCCACACGAGTAGTTGATTTAGGTGGTGCAATCGTCTTAGGTGATTCCACTCTTACCGTAGCGACTGGGGGTTTTGGCCGCCTTTTATATGCTGGCACTTTAATTTACGTTGGGACTACCGGTGATTACGTGATCGTCCGAACAAAGACGACGACAGCAACCCAGACAGCAATCCAGATCGAACCTTCCAAAATTGGTGCTACCCTTGCTACTCCCGCTCAAAAATGCACAATTAAATCTTGGGTTCCTTTCTTAAGTGCGAAGACCTTCAATGTTGACACCTCCTCTACTGAGGTTACTGATTCCGTCTTTAGTGAAATGGCGGTGGAGAAATTTATCTCCGAAATCATGAGTACTGGGTCGGTATCGGGTCCGCTTGTATTTGGTGATCCTGGATATGAAATTGTAAAAGCTGCAGAGCAAAGAGGTGATCGAATTTATCTCGAAATTGTCTATATGGGACAGCGCGGCGGCTTAGGTTTTCAGACAAATGTTAGCCAAAATGTTAGTGGTGAAAAAGGCAATTACCTACAAGGAAACGTAACTCTAACTATTAGTGGCAATGTGTTTGACATTAAACCGATGGCAACGTCGCCATTCTCTCCTAATGTAGCTGATGACCTCAATTAAAAT